CGCTGTTTGTCAGAGCAACTGCTACGGTTGTTGTTGACTGTTTCCAGTTTGCTGCGGTGACTTGCTGTCTTGTATAGTTAGCATCGTCTGTGTCTACTTGTACTTCTGTTACATTTCCAGCCTCCGCGTTTGACACGGCGGTTGCTAGGCCAACATATATATCGTTGTTTGGCGTAGCAAAAGAGAGTGAGTTGTTCTTAAATATGAAGTCAAGAACCCTTCTCTCTAGGTAATTGGTTGCTGCGTTTGATGTTGCCATCGTTCTTACTCCTGTTTAAGTGCGTGGCCTATCAGGTAGACCTCTCCTGTAGGCATCACTATTCTCTCTAGCTTCAGCCAAATCCTTTAGTCGTTGTATTTCCTGCATGAACCTTTGTTCATACAGTTGCATCATGTCCTGTTCACCCTTCATGTAAGTATACGCTTCTACAAGAGAACCGTAAAGAAGGGCATTAGGAGCATTAGTACTGAGCCAAGTATTACCTGAACCCGCTCCAGCCGTAATACTGGCTGGCCTGTAGTAATAATGAAGCTCTACTGTATATGCCTGATCCGGTGTAGGACCCACAATAAAATTATCTACATCAAAAATACCATAGTATTTTGGGACAGCATTGCTGCCATAATCTATTGAATACCGTTGAACAAAGTTTACATCTTTGAAGTCTAAAAACGCTTTATAATTAGCTGTTGTAATTTGAAAAGAGAAAGGTGCTAGATAATCGGTAGGTACATTTAGATAAGGATCACTAGCTGTAAGTTGTGATGTAGCATTCTTTCTGAATAGTTCTAGATCAACCAGTGTAGAAATACGGTCTTCCGCGCCACGAATAAACACAGGCAGATTAGTTACAAAAGAAGTTTCCTCATTCTCTGTAAAATTCTTTATCGCGTCTTGTAGCTCTGTGTATGTAAATGACATGTCACTTGCTCACTATACTATTGTTATATTGCCGACCATAGCGCTATGGTTAGTGCACTGATACACCAAAGATGAATCGCTTGGTTCATGCGGGACAATAAACTGCGTCAACCCGGTGGTAGAATTGTAGTTGTCTGTCACCCCTGTTGTAAAAGCAGACCCGCCATTAGATGTCCTGATTTGCAAAGGATGGCTTGATACATTAGCTGTATTGTCAATCAAATATGTGTGACCCTTGTAGAAGGTAAAGTTCGGGTTGTTACCTGAAGTTGCCCCGGGACCAGTAAATGTATATGCGCTAGAGCCATTAACGCCAGCGGTGTATTTGGTTACAGGACCGCTTGCCTCATCATTCAAGCGCAGCCAATTACCGCCGTGGGCAAAATACATCCCTCCGAGCGCATGAACATGAGCAATGGCCCCATGATATGTTGATGCACTGGGTAGATCACTAAAAGCTGCATAGTAGAAAACGATCTTGTTCGCGCCTTGACTTACGTCAAGAACACCGTTTGTGTCGATAATATCTGTAAGCGTGGTTCCGTTACCTAACGCATTGTAGATCTCATCGAAGTTGTCGTTTATCTTATCTGCGCCTGCACGAAGGGTATCACCCGTTCCGTCATTCGCTGATGATCCAATTCCTACTGCTTGTTTTGCCATTTAAGCCTCGTCAAAAGTCTTGCTTGCCGAATCGAATGTAACACTTATCGAATCAAACGTCGATGATGTTGTTGCTACGCCAGCTTCAGCGGTTGCAACGCCACCGCCGCCTCTTATGCCACCAGTGGTTGCTGTTTCTCCAGTGATTGTAATTGTATATGAGTTAGCATCAACGACAGTAATTGTATATCCCGCAGCTTTTTCTAACGCGGTTTTTGAAAAACCGTCAAACGCTTGTGTCTTACGAAAAATAACAACATCGGATGTACTTCGACCATGTGAAGGTTCAAACACAGTAATTACAGAAGAACCAGCGCTACCTGATTGAAAAGGGTTCATCATCAAGAGAACTTGACCAGCCTCTTCAGTAGCAGTATCTGGTCTAGGTTGAAACAGAGCTTGGGGGTCAGGGCCTACCCTGCGAGGATTTAATTGTGGATGTTTAACCTCATACTCGTCTGGGCCGACCTTGAGACCATTCCACTCAACAATCATTTCCGCAAGGCGATACCGAAACCCGGAACGATCCGAAAGACCCCAAGCCCTTTTACCAGATGCATGTCTTGCCATTAATTAACCCGAAGATATTGAATACTTGGCTGAAGTTTCAGCGGCACCCTGTCCTCGTCCTCATCTGCTGCACGTTGAAATTCTTCCTCATACACCGACTTTAGAAGTTGAATTCGATCCGGGGCTTTCTTCATTGCGATATAATAAGCTAAACCAGCTACCATACAGGGGTAGAAACGGAATGGTGCGTCCGTTGTGTTAACTAAAGTGTCAGCATCATCCATCCGCTGCACAAAATAATAAACTAAGGTGTCTGTAGATTTATCCGGGGTGGGCCATAGTGTGACTTGTGGCAGTACTTGACGATTGTAGTAGTACTGACTCGGACGGCCTTCTGTTGTTTTTGTGGGTAAAGTTAGATAATCTCCTCTAGACATGCGATCTAGCTCAAAGTCGGTTCCATCACGGCGTATTACCACTTCCAGTAAATCTGTATAATCTGCGGTAAATGTGTATGTGGCTGTGCCAGATGTTAAAGCTTGTGTGCCCTGCTTAACTGTCCACAGGTTAAGACCTCTGTTAGCCCAGTCAGCAAACATCAGATTAAGAGATCGTCGGGCTGTTTTAAAATCGTAACCAGTACGAGCCTCTAATCCGCATCTCTCATACGCCTCTTCTATAATTTCAGCGACGTTTAGCTCGAAGTTTCTGGATCCTGAAAGAGCCATTATTTTTTCCTTCTTAAAGATTTAACTCTACGAGGCTTACCCGCTGGTTGTCCTAATCGTTTTTTCTGCGCTATTCTACTACGTTTTTCTGCTGCTGTCATTTCTTTGGAAGTCTTGGGCGTTTTAGAAGACACCCTCTTACTGGGGCGGCAATATGGAGTACCCCGTTTTTCACCCTTGCGACGCCCACACGCTTTGCCCGTGCGAACATCCTTCCATTCTTCCTTGAACCACCGCTTGAGAGCCGCACCTTTTTTCGTCTTTCTAATAGCCATATCTTACACTCATAGAACTTGCAGCAGAAACCATTAGTAGGATAAACGCTCCGATACCAACAACAATAACAAAGATTAGAAGAAGAGCCATCTTTACGTTTTCCATTATTTCTTCTTGTCTAAGAATAGCTTCTCTTCTAGCTCTCATCGCCGCTTCTTTAGCTTCCTGTATCCTCTTCTGCCTCTCTTCAAGAATTCCTTTCCAAGTACCGGGGCCAAAACGCATATCCACCATAGTGGCTACTTCTTGTAACTTTTCGGCTGCTACTTTAGCATCAATAACCTCACGAGCAACAGATTCCACTCCGAACTGATCTGTCAAGCCAAGGCCAGATTTTTTGTTTCTAGCCTCGTTTACCTGCTTCTGACCCATAAACAAAGCATCTATCTGGCTTGCAATATCTCCTATGTCATTCGCTGTGCCAATGGCACTTTTTATACCATCAACGGCACTTTTAACTAAGGCTATACCAGCTAACGCCGTTGATATTGGTTCCATAATTATCTCTCACGGTCTTAAAATAATAGTACCGCTATCAATATATCTTGGTTGTGCGGTATTTGAATGTTCCCCCTTTTGCTTTCTTCTTACTGTTTCCCCAGTTTGCTGCGCCGACTTTTCTGCATTTGGCGATAGCCCCGCTTGCATACGCCGACGGGAAGACTTTATATCTGCGTTTAACTTTTTGATAGCATGCATCTTTAGCCATTCCTTTTTTTCCTTCTCGCACGTTTAGTTACTTTTCTTCTGTCACTCAAAACAGTGCCACATCCTCTAGCAACATTACGATTACTGGAAGGTCTTTTTCGTTTCTGCGGCGGCTTTGATATTTGTTTTGTCATTGATCCACGCGAGATCGCCATTCTTCTTCTCCAAGAAATCATCCCACAAGACGCTTAACATCTTGTGATTTTCACTGACCTTCTGATTTATTACA